TTGCCATATCTAGATAATAACAAAAGCCCCCGCCTTTCGGCAGGGGCTTCCGTTAATTCCTTGTCGGAAATTAGGCGTTGTTTGTACCAATGCTTGAAGCTGATTCGATGCGACGCAGTGCTTCCTGACGGAATACTGAGTAACCAACGAAATGCTTCCAACCAACTGGGCGGAAACGCTTCAGAAGGTCAGTGATTGTTCCGTACACGATTGTTGGCTGTGAACCGTACTCGCCACCCATAGAGACAGCCTTGGCAAGAGCCTGTTGTCCCATGATGAGTGTTCCGTATGAGTCACCAGTACCAGCGGCACCTGAACCGTTGAAAGCGTTAGTAAACAGAGGCGCACGTGGCGACTCCATGAAGCGAACGCCTTCAAACATGCCAATTTCACCGTTGTAAAGAGGCATTGCGTTGGTGTACTTGTATGAGTCACGCCAACCGGAAGCATCTGTAATACCACGAAGGTCGTACGATACGTCTGGGTGGATGAAACCGACATAGTTGCCACCGATTGTTGGAACGTTAGCTCCACGCAATTGAGCCACTGCACGACGGATGTCTTTAGCGGTAAGGGTGTCATCAACGTCCATGTCAACACGAGCCGTAGCGGTATCTGTACCACCCGTTGCGTAAATAACATTGGTTCCAGCCTGAAGTGCGGCACGAGCGATGGTGTCAATTGACAAACCAGCGTTGTAACCAACAGCCTGAGCAGCTACTGGGTCCACAGGAAGGAACGAAGATGCACGGAGTTTAGCGGTGGTAACAGTTGCGTTACCGTATTCTTCAAGGGTTACAGTAACTTGGCTGTCGCTCATTGAGACAGGGGTTACATCCTCAGCTTCACCGAGTGGCGTTGTAGCCGCTGCGAGATCTGCGAATACGGTGAACTTCACTGAAGCACCTGGGTTGGTAGCGTTTGTAGCTTGAACAGATGCGAACTGGTCAAAGTACATTTCTGGGCGAAGGGCAAAATATGCCAACTTCTCAAAAGCTACTTGGTCTGTAGACAAGCTAGATGTGCTTATCTCATTGGCGTAATAATCAGCCATTTTGGGTTTTCCTTAAATTTTAGATGGGGTTTTGGTTACCCAAGGTCGATACCTTGGGCTTGCGCCTCAGCAAAAATATCGTAAACCTCTTGTTCAGATGATGCTTCACTAATTCTTTTATTCCACGACGGTGGAGGAGGGGCTGACTCGCTACCTGCTGCAATCTTGTTGGACTGCTTCCATGCTTGCTTGTCTGCATCTTCCGACGCTAGGGGTGTAATTAGTTGTGCTTCAACGGCGGCTTCACGGATAGCTTCTGGAGTTAAATCACCGTCGTAACCTTTAACGAAATACTTGGCTTGCGGTGAAGCGGGATCAATTCCTGCTTTAACGAAAGCTAGTTCTCGTTGGGTTGCTGAGAATTCCGCAACTTGTTTGCGTAGCTCTCTGGCTTCTTTTTCCAACTGCTTCATCCTTGCCCGTACAGGATTCTGTGTGGGTTCGGTTTCCGTTTGGTCGTCGAATTCTGAATCGAAATCTTCGTATTCTGACATATGGCACTCTCCTTGGTCCACATCGCACTGGAGGGTTGCGATGGCTACTTAGTTTTTACACCCCATATTTACGCTGCTGACTAGGGGGGCTGTCAGTAGGTCTTCCCGTCGGGATCAGACTTAAACTAACACACTTAATAGTGTGATGCTACTGCCCTACTGTGCCGAGTGCTGATACACCTTGTGCTGTTGCGAATCCACCACCGGTTTCAAAAGCTGCTTGACGAGAACGACGGCGAGCTGCAATTGCTTGACGTGCTTGGGCGTTGGTGCCAAATGTTCCAGAGATTTGCTGTTCTTGTGTGATGGCTTGTTCGCCTTGGAGTGGATTAAACAATTCTTGCTGTGCGCCAATTTGACCAAAACCTTGCTGTGCTTCAGTGGCAGTAATACCTTGGGCTGCAAGTTCTTCTGCTGTCCCCATACCAAGCTGGATTCCAGCCTGGGATTGACCTTGGGCTGCAATTTGTGCTGCTTGAATTTGACGACCAAAAGTAAATGCGTTTTTCTCTTTGCCTTTAATAACATCAGTTGCCTTGGTTGGGTCAAGGAAATAAGCGGCAAGGTCTTGATCTGTAATACCATACAAATTTGCGAGTTGGTCTTTAACTGACTGGGGAGCAGACCGTGCGGCTAAATAACCTTGCTGGATACGGTTATTAAACTCAACCGCTGATACATTCCCTGAAATAAGTTTTTGCAAATCTTCAGGTTGATCATAAAAACCTTGGGGCATACCGTTATTTTTTAAAGCCTGTGTATAGCTTTGTTCGGCTTGGATATATTCCTTGGGGGTCAACGGCTGAAGCCCAGCCTTTACCCGACCCTCATTACCAATGAAACGTTTCTTAATAGCATCCTGTGAACCAGCATCGGATTCAATGTATCTAGATACAGCATCTTCGTTGGTAGCGTCAACAGTTGGGTCAGTAACCAACCGGTTCAAGATAGGAAAAAGGAAACCTAAGCCTAAACCGTCAAGAGTTTTTTGTAGTTGTGCTGGACTGGACATTATCCAACCTTCCCGAAAATTTTAGAAACTGTGTCAATAATGCCAGAATACTGACTTTTTGCTTCTGAAGTGTTACCCCATTCAGGTAACGCTCGAAGGTACTGCGTCCATTCAGTTGAGTTCATAAGGCGATTCTCCCCAGATTTAGGGTCTTGATAGGTAAGAAGTTTACCGAACTTAGTTGCATCAGTGAAATCAATAGATGACCCGTCAATACCTAAAGTGCTTGCAGCAATAGAACGATACGATGAAGTGGCATCAGCAACTGTCCCGCTGTCAAGTTGGGAACTTAAAGCAGGGTACAAACTTTTAGCTTGGTTGCGGAACTGATCCTTGACCTGTTGGGCGGTTATGTTCCCTGAAACAATTGACTGGGTATATCCTTCAATGTCGGAATCAGACAGGCTTAAACCATAAGCTCGTGATAATGCTTTTAAGGATGCAGCATCAGAACCAGCTTGGAGAGCAGTTGGGGCTTTACCAGTTGGGACTTTAGCCATAACTTCCCCACCACCAACGGCTCCTGACACAACTGACTCACCAATTTTTTTGGTTAATGTCGCAGGATCCCACATTCCTTTAAGCGAATCTGTGGTCAAGCCAGTAAGTTGCTCGTCGGTAAGGCTATATCCAGATTCTGCGGCTTGTTTATTGATAGCTGCTTTTTGTGCATCAACTTTGGCTAGGAACGCTTTATCTTGTGTAGATGTTCCTTTGTTGTATTCGTATTCACCTGGTTGAAGATTTAAATACCATTTAGTTGATTGAATCTTTTTTAAAGTATCAGCGGCTAATTCATCATTTTCATAGGCGTATTTAATAATGGCAGCAACATCGGGTTCAGCATTGTAAACATCAAGTATGTACTGCCCGTATTGACCAGAAATGTATGTAGCCCAATCTGGGCTGGAAATAAACTTTTCGTCTTTGGCTTTGCCACGGGCGTTTTCTACAACGGTTAGTCGACGCTTGTAACTGGCTCCCGTTGTTTCAAGTCTTCCATTGTCAGTCAAATATTCTTTGATTGTTTTGTATGATTTTTTTAGACGTGCATTTGCTTCTGAAAGTATTTGTTTGTCTGTTTCGTTTATTTTGGCAGCCATTATTTACCTTTGCTTAGATTTGCGTCAATGGCACCGAAGATGTCTGACAGTTTGCGTGTGTTCACTTCCGTACCAAAATCTTTAGTGATTGCTGATTGGGCGAAGGCTTGGGCTGATGGGGCTTGGGTTACAACCCCACCCACAGTAGATACCTGTTTTTGGTATTGGGCTTCTTGTGCTTGGTATGTTTCTACGAGGCGGTTGATGTCACCATCTTGCAGGTTGCGACCTAGGGAATCTTGTGCTGCCTTGCGGAAAATTGCTTTCAAATCTTCAGGGTTTGTCAACTGGTATGCAGGAAGTTTTGTTCCTGTGGATACACCTGCTTGGGATACTGAACCTAAAGCATTGACCCAATCAGTTCCTTGCCGGTTAGATATCCCTAGCAGTTCTTTAAACCCTGAACGTGTTTGGTTGTCAACAATGCCTGGGGTGTATTTGCGCCCCATTAAACCATTCTTAGATAGGTTGTATTGCAACTGGGCAATGGTTTCTTTACTGTACGAGTTAATTGCGTCTTCGTCACCTGAAAAGTATTTAGGTTGGTAAGTGAGGGTTTGTCCTGCTGGCTCAAATCCGCCAAGTTGCGGAAGTGTTTCTTTAGTTTGAAAACCAAAATACCCTGTTGGTTTACCTGTCAATGGGTCAAGTGTTTGTGTGCCTTGAACACCGATAGCTGACCGTGATGACGGAGACACTGATCCAGCAGGAAGACTACTGAAACCACCGTTTTGAGCCTGAGCCAAAATTTCTTTAATCTGGTCTGCTATTGATTTTTGAGCTGGAACAATTGTCGTTGGGGTAGGGGTTTGTTGCGGGTTAGGTGCCATTACTGACCTTCTTCTGTAGGTATTGTGAACTCTTTTGAT